TGCCGCTGGTGGTCACTGTGCCTGTTAAGGTTAGGCCGCTGACCGTACCTGTACCGCTGACCGACGTGACTGTTCCCAAACCTGTAACACCAGTGATTGATCCACCAGTAATAGCCACGTTGTTGGCGTTTTGTTCAGCCATTGTGCCCACACCAGTTAGTGTGTGCGTAGCATCCCAAGCCGCCGCGCCAGTGGCGCTAAACGAGCTATCTGACGGCGTGGAATGCGTGACTGAAACGGTCATGCCAAGAAGCGAAGTTTGTACAGTGTAGTAAGGTAAAGCTCAACAATATTGTCAATAAGTTGTTGAAGTGATGAGTCAGACTTGTCCACCACTTCATAACGGCATTTTTCAATATCGTCCAATTGCCCTTGCAGGAAATCAATGATGTTGGCTGTTTTGGTGGCTGAGTGCAGCGTGATTGGTCCCATCAAGCCATGACGACCTTGGTAGGCTTCAGCAAACGCGTCTGCATGGTCAATGATGCTGTCGTAAAACGTGTTGAGTGCGACATGTTTGCTGTAGCTACGAGTGTTCAAATGCACTGAATGAGCCACATCTCTGGCCAAAAACAGCATCCCTACAAAATCAGCGGCCTTGTACATCATTGTGGCATTCCTTGTGGTGGCATCATTTCGCCTTCGGGCGGTTGTTGTGCGTATTCGGCCTGTTCAGGCATCATTTCGTTTGTTTCGCGGCCAGGCATCTCGCTGACCAAATCACCAGATGTGATCATGCCATGCACAGTGCCCAATACGATGTCTTGAATCTGCTCTGGCGACATGCTGGCTTGAATTGCAGAGATGCGTTGTGTCTCAGCTTGGTACGCCTTGATAGTAGCTTCAAAATCTTTGCGCTCCATATCTTGCGCTTCGATTGATTTGCCAACATTGTTGAGCATCTGATGCAGTTGATCAAGTTCTTGGCCCATCGCTTGAATTTGCTGTTCAGCAGCCTGCAACTCTGGTGGCTTGTCGCCGTCTTCCATGAGCTTAGGGTCAATCGTCTTGGCAAACCGTTTGGCCATCTCTTGGGCACCTGGCCAATCCATGTTCTTGACGAACAGGTCACCAGCCACTTGCCACAGTTGTGGGTTGCCTTGCAACAGTTGAGCCATTGCTTCCAAAGCCTCTTGGCGCTTGGTCGCGTAGCCTGGGCCGGTGGCCACCACCACGTCGTACTTGCCGACGTTGGGGTTGTAAATCTTGTCGATCACAATGTCTGGATTGGTCGGATCAGTAATCTTGCGAACTGCTTCAGGCTGGTCAGGGTTCAACTTGACCATCTTGGTTTCGCCATCCACACCAATGATGCGAGCCACGCGCTGAGTGTCGTAAATCTTGGGGATCAAGTCCACCAACTGGCGCACAATGTGGCGCACACCGCGAGCCAAGTTGTCACCAAAATGGTAAGTGCCCACGTCGCCTTCACGCTGGCGCGCAAGAATCGCTTTGCCGCTGCGCTCGTTGGATTTCATACCCAAAGATGCGTCGTATTGGCCGGTTGAAGCCTTAATATCCTCAGATGCACCGGCTTTTGCCTGCAACAGACCACTTGAAGCCATCGGTGGTTGGGCACGGGCAGGCAAAGGTAACACCGCGCCGGATCCGTCGGTTACGTCTGGATTGACCTCCAAATACGGCCAATTGGTCGTATTTGCTGTCTTCCATTGCATTTCGTAGCCTTCAAACTGGCCGCCGTAGCCAATGAATGGTGCTTTGGGTGCCAAAGCCAGCATCTCTGCTTCTTGGCTAACCCAGTAGTTGTACATGCGCTGGGCATCCTTGGCGTTACGCACAAGGCCAGATACATACAAGCGGCCATCGACCTCAAACTCATTGCCAACAATGCGAACTACAGGGATGTATTTCCCCGCCCAATTGCGTTCTTCAAGAATTTCATAGCCGTTGATCTTGCAGTATTTAACTTGGACACGATCAGACTGACGAGTCTTTTTAGGTTTGCCATATATTTCTTTCAATTGTTTGTCCTCTGGTGTGCCTTCAAAAGCGGTCACGTTGCCAGGGTACAGGTTAAGAGTTTCCTTGGTGTAGTCAAGGTAGTAATAGTCAGCCACGCGCACAGTGTCTTCAGTCAGCCACTGGCTCAGATTCTGGTCACCAACACCCAGCGATTGCAGTGTGGTGATAGGCGCGGAGTTGGGGTAATTGCGTGTGTATTCGTCTTTGGGAATGTCTTCAGTGATCAAGCACCATTTGGCATCTGCGCCAGTGGGATCTTGAATCGAGGGGTCCATGTAGACGCTGAATGAGTTGCGAATTCGACCAATTTTGATGTCTTGATCAAATGTGTTCTCGTCGCAGTATTCGGTCAGAATGCGGATGTAACCTTCGCCGTAAGAGACTTGGTTTTCGCATGCTGTGTCGTAGGCAACGTCAGCGTCGCTGATGTATTCGATGTGTCTGACCATGCCGTTGAAGATTTCGGCGACTTCAATGTCTGCGTCGTCATTGGCTGGAATAACCTTGCCACTTGGGCGGTTCTGCCTTTGGTCGTTGGTGACTTGTCGTACATGCTGTGGCAACTTGTTGATGGTGAGCGTTGGTCGTGCGTTGATCGTCTGACCTTGCACTGCGCCGCGTGTGGCCAACACATCTGCTGGCCATTGCCAATGGTTGTCGGGCGAACCAGCGTAAAACTTCAGGTCGTCGATCTCATCTTCACGACTTTCAGACAACGCGGCAATCGCCATGTTGAGGCGGGTGCGGGCGGTGGACAGAATACTGGATTCAGTCTTCTTGTCGCCACCGTTGGCCACAGCACCGGCTGCGGCGATGCCTGTGTAATCTGCCATTATTTTTTCTTTGTTGGTTTTTGCGCTTCGCGCTTGACTGAATACGCTATCGCCACGGCCTGCTTGACAGGTTTACCGGCAGCGACTTCGGCCTTGATATTCTTGCGAAATGCTTCGGGTGATTTTGATTTAACGAGTGGCATTATTTCCCCTTGCGAAACATTGTGGTGTCTTGTTCCATGATGTCATGCATTCGCTTTTCGGCAGCAAGCGCATCTTCAGTTGTTGGATAAGTGGGAAAGTTAATCCCTGATTTAATCGCAAACCGCATGGCATCAGGCACTGATCTTACCGCACCACCCCAATAGGTAGGCAAAATCATTGAACCCTTGTCAGTATCAATGACAGAACCCATAAAAGTAGTCATAGACCCATCTTTGTGGCGTAAACCAGTTCCACCCAACAAATTTTGACGGTGGTAATTCAACGCTGCCTGTTCTTCAGGCGAAAAATGGGATATGTCTACTAAATCCATTCAGGCTCCCATCCATCCAGTTGCTACGGCTCTTTGGCCAGAGTATACCTTGCGTGTGGGCTCAGTGTACTCGCGATGCGCCACAGGAAACGCAAATGTAACAGCAATTGCGTCGGCTGCATCCGGCGAGGCCAAGCCACGCGCTTTCATGTCCTTCTTTGACTCCAAGAAAATCGTCCCTCTTGAGTCTGGCTTCATCATAGGCGAAATCAAGTCCGTCTTCAAGAACCTGTCGTTCGGAATGCTCGCCGTCTTCAACCATTCCCGCATGTCGCCCCACATCTGCGCGCGCATATTGCCGTACATGATCGGGTTCTTCGCCTTATTTCCAAAGTTCACACCCTTGATCTTGTACCGCTGCTCCTTCAACCGGTCCACAATCCCCGCGCCCAGGCCACCTTCGTCGATCACCACCAGCGTTGGCTTGAACTCTTCAATCGCTTCGATCACATGCCCCACCACCGTCATGGTGTCGTCGCCTCTGTGACGCATGATCTTCACAATATCCCGACCTTGGCGCACCGCGATGACCGTGGCATCCGCGCCAAACCGCGCCGGATCGACACCGATCACGATTGGCGCGCTGGCATCCTGGTACTTCTTGCGTTTCATCGCTTCGTCCACGATGTCAGCTCCGATGAACTGATCGTCCCCCGCGTTAGGGAACTGACCGTACACCTCGACGTGCGCTTGTGCTGAATCCGGCCCATATTCGGCGATGATCCGCTCGTAGACCTGTTTGTCGGTGCCTTCTACCGTGCGCGCGTCCACGACGCGGGTCTTCCAGAACTCACGTTTGCTGTTGAACGCCTCGTAAAAGTACCCAGTGTTGCGCCGTGGGTTGGAAAACGCCATCCAGAAGCGATTTGGCGTGTTTTCTGTGAAAAAACCACCAGTAACGGCCCAAATTGAGTCGTCAATACCGCTGGCTTCGTCAAAAATCACCAAAACACCGTCGAAGTTGTGCACACCAGCGTACGCGTCGGGGTTCTCCGCTGACCAAAGTCGGCCTTCTACACCCCAGTACCTGGTGCCTTTCTTCAAATCGCGCTCGACCAGTTCGGTCAGCCACTTGGCGGGCATCACGCGGGTAGCTGAAATTTCAAACCAGTGGCTGTTGATGGACATCGCCAGCCATTTGGTGATTTCGGCCCATGTGACCGACCGAAGCTGGGACTCACTGTTGGCCGATACGATGGTCGTCGAGCCGATTCTGGTGGAGATCATCCAATCCACGATCCAACTGACCAGCGCCGACTTACCAATACCGCGACCAGACGAGATGGCTTCTTGCAATACGTCGAAGTCCACCTTGCCTTGGTTCATCTTGATGTGTTCGGCGATGTCCAGCAACACCTCGCGTTGCCATTTGCGCGGGCCTTGGAAATGCTCCAGTGGTGTGCCCTTGACACCCCAAGGGTAGGTGAACATTACAAACGCCAGCGGATTGTCTTTGATCGCCGGACTCCAAAGCCTGGCCATCAATTCCGTTTCGTCTTCAGCGCTGTATATGGTCGATTGCATTTAATGGTTGCTCTAGTCGTGGGCTTGGTTCATGGGCGATGACATCTATGACGCGCTTTTCTGCTTCCCGTAGCGCGCCGGTGATGCTGATGCGCTGGTCAACATCAATGCTGATAGATTGCTTGGCCACCCAACCGTGTGAGTGTTGCAGGATCGCCAGCGCCGCCTTAGCGTCGCCTTCCTTGGCGGCTTTGTGCAGACACAGGGACATTTCCAGTTCACCATCGGCTTTGCCTTTTTGCGCGGCCATGTCGGCTATTGGGTCCAATTCGCACAGTTGCCGGTACTCGGTGGGCAGCATGCCGGAAGCCAGCGCCAATGCGTCGCCTTTGAGGCCGAGCTTGGCGGCTTCGTAGATTTTGTTTAACCGCGCTTCGGTTGCAACAATCTTGCGCGGCTCAAAAGGTAGGCTGTGAAACATGTGCGGAGTGTAAACCATGTTGGCGCTGGCGCAGGGAGTTCTGAGGTATGCCAAGACTGAGGAGCAGTATGAGTCCCAGGTGCTATGCGCCAGCGATTGGGAATATATCAGCTTGTGGGTCATGTGGGCTATTTTTTAAAAAATAAAAATTGTTTGCGATCCGTCCGTCACCGTTGGGCCCAACGTGCGGGCCCTCCCCCCTCCCCTCCGAGCCTTACTGAATCCTTACAGGCCAT